GTTAAAGAAGAATGATAGTGATTATAATTGGATAAAGGGATATAGTAGTAAAGCAATTAAAGATACAATAATGAATGCAGAGAAATCATTTAAAATGTTTTTTAAGAACGAGAAAGGATTTCCTAAATTTAAATCCAGAAAAAGAATACATAAAGAATCATATTTCTTTGCTAAAGAACCAATAAGATATATCACTCATAATATAATTAAAATACCAATATTAGGTAGGATACGTATAACACAGAACTATGATTTACCTAATATAAAAGACATTACCTCTGGTAGAGTAATCAGGGAATACAATAAGTATTATATAATGCTTGTGTATGAGTATAACAATGAATATCTTGATTTAACCGAGAATTCATTAGGTATAGACTTAGGGTTAAAGTATTACTGTACAGTAGCTAATAGTAGTTATGATATAGGTACAGGTATTATTAAGCATTTTAAAAATAATCCTAATTATAAAAAGATAAGCGATAAAATAATTAAACTCCAGCAAATCATAAGTAAGAAAGCAGAAGTTAATTATTATCGTTTATTAAATAAATGGTTGGATAATAATCCGACTAAAGAACTAAGTGAGAACTATAAAAAAATAATGAAAGGAGAAAGCTACAACTCTTCACAAATAAGGAAATTATTTAAAAAGATAAGAGTACTTAAGAGTAAATTAAGTAACATAAGATATGATTTCATAAATAAGACTGTACATATGCTAACAGTGATAACCAAACCAAGGTGTATAACAGTGGAAGATTTAAACATAAGTGATATGATTAAGCATAATGGTACTAAAGATACTAAATTACACAAATCCATACAAGAATCATCATTTTATTCATTTAAAACAAGACTAATGATGAAATGTTTAGAATATGGTATTAAGTTTCGTATGGTATCACAGTGGTATCCAAGTACTAAAAAGTGTTTCATATGTAATCATAGGTTTAAAGATATCACTTTAAAAGATAGGACATTATATTGTCCTAATTGTGGTTTGGAAATAGATAGGGATGTTAATGCAGCGTATAATATGCTAAATGTTAAAGATAAATATTGTGAAATTGTATCGTAGGGCTACATACGATTAAGACTCTTACGAAGAGTAGAATATATGTGAATACATATATAGTAGCAGGATATCGATGATACCGACACAGAATAGTGAGGTATTAATATGATTAATACATACACAAAGAATAAATCATTTATTCAGATGTGGAGATATCTCCAAGATATGGATGTAGAAAACGCTGATTTTATGTTACGATTAGATGATGAATCATTAATAGATTTCAGTCCATCTGATTTTAGTAATCTTGAAAGTAAGGACGAAATAAATGAGTTACATGAAAAAGTCCAGCGTGAATGTAGGAATAATATATGGTTTTTCTTTAGGGAAGTCATAAATGTTAATATGTTTGGGCTTTCATATAATTCCCCAGTTCCACAGCTACACACACCATATCAGTTAAACTATAATGCATTATGGGCAATATACTTGTATAGCAATGGTGTTAACTTTGCAATACCAACACATGATATACATTGTGGTATCGATGGTATAAAAACTATACATATTGATATTGGTATGTATTTAACATATACACTACTTAATGTATATAATGATTACATAAACTCTAAGGCTAAATCTAAAATAGATTTGGTTAATATGTGTAATTTTTCAAGTAAAGTCCGTGATTCATTGAATCTGTTTGTATCAATATTAACAGCGGGAAACCCCAGATATACTTCATCGTTATCTGATAACGTGAGAACTACAATAGGTATAGATAGTTTAGATTACAATAAATTATCTGCATCCGATAATTTGGTAATATTTATCAATGATAGTAAATCATTGGATAATTTGGTATTATTCAAAATAGTAAGTGAGTCGAGCAATCTAAGACCTAATATAATGATTGGGTATGGAGTTGGTGAAGATTTCACATTGTGTAATTTACACAATAATATACTCGATAATATGGTCATTGGTCGGTTCATTGAAAATATAAATATCAATGATGGCTTCATTGTAGATCGTAAATTCGATACAAATAGGTTATATGTTTTAAAATAAGTAAATAAAATGAGTAGACTTGATTATCAAGTCTACTCATTTAATATATCAAAATCCATTTAAGTTGTCAAAAAAATCCAAGTCGATTGATCCGTCACCATAATCATCAACAACAACTTCAGGTGTTTCATTGAAGATATTGTCAACTACTCCGGCTTTATGCATAGTGTATGATTCTCGTTGAGCATTCGCTATTGCTGTTTTCATCATACTATCCCAATCCATGACGGATGCTGCCATCTGTTCTTTTTCTTTCTCTTCTTCTTTAGCTCTAATCACTTCAGTATTCACTAATGTAGGGTCAGCAAATTCTTCATGATTATACAAACCGTTATTAGTAAGCTCATCGTCTCGAGCACCTTTATCGATTCCAAATATATACAAATTATTTCCATGATAGTATACATATAATCCAATAAGATATGACATGATACTATCATCATGGAAACCTGGACCCGCCTCAACCTTTCCATTTGGTTTACGAACAAGTCTTGATAAATCTCGTATGATATTTTCAGTTTTAAATTTCTCTTTATATTCGCTAACATGTCTTGATAAGATTGCAATCATATCATCTCTAGACTTGGATGATGTATATACACCATAATATGTCTTAATAGATGCTTGCTTCTGCAACATAGATGTTACTGTGCTATTAGCCTTATCCCTATCTTCAACATAGTTTAACGCTTTATCATAATATAACCTAGTGCTTATTTCGGAGTGTAATAAATGGTCTATTATACCATCACCGACAGAGTTTCGCTCTATACATAATACACACCTTGGAAGAACTCTAACAAGTTCCTTTATGAGCATTTCAAATTTAGTTTCACCAATATATGAACATTCAAATTCTGCATCAGGTTCAACTGTATATGGATTTAGAATAGTTATTGCATTATTATCACCGCCACTACCAGTAGAACAGTCAATACCAACGATATACGGTATATTTTTATTAAGTTTGGTGTATATATCAAACTTATAGTAATCTAATAACCATAATTCATCAATTATCGCATGTTTAACCGATGTAATATATTCGATATCTTCCTGTGGGTATGGTGATAATGATGAACCATGTAATCTCTGTAAAAGAATCTCTCTTCGTACAGTTAACGGATCACCTATTTTAGCAGATATTGTCTGCAACCATTGTTCAGTTTTACCTATCTGAATATATGAATACTCGATATAAAGAATCTTATTACAATCTTTACCATGTGCATCTAAGAATTTATTATATCCGTCTTCGTCATAGTCATATATCTTCTCAGTCCATTTAGCAGTCCTATCAAGTAGTTCTTGTGCCTGCATACCAGCTTGTGTATCAAGATCTCCCATATCATTCATATATAGACGCTACTCTATATACAGTTCATATTAGAACTTCTATATGTCGCCATATAGTTTAGACTATATCATCATCCTTATAAAAAATAAGGAGCTCTGTTTTTCCAATATCAATAGCTTATATTGTACTCTACTCAGTTCCGAATATTTTTACTAATTCGTCTTTTCGATAGTCGTTGAACAACAATTTACATATGTATATATAAATTATTGCTGCTGATTGTCTTTGATAGATGTTCCAGCAATTAACAGAGTTTTTCTTAAAGATGTTACCATCTTTCACCCCCAGATTTCTTGATGGGTTAGGGGTGCAGGTAAATATACGTCCATACATCGCATGATTTCGTCTAGCATTTGCTGCAGCTGTTTCATATGTAGAAACTGAGTTTGCTATTATTGTTTTAATATGCGGTGTAAATTCTGGTTCCATTATATTAGCTATATATCACTATATAGATTAGACTATATCTTCATCCCATTCTCATGGGAGCCTCCCGTTTCGGATTGTTTCATCCTACATTTCGTCCTATTATTGGACCTACTCGGTTCTAGTAACTATTTACTAGCCTTTCCCTAGTCGTTGAACCCATATCTGATATCAGATACTTTGCTGCGTCGATTGTCTCAGTACATAACCTTTTTACTATACCTTTGGAGTTACCCATTGCCATTATTATATCACTATAATAATTTAGTAGTTATATCCTATTGAGAGTTCCCCGCAATTAGAGAGGTTTTATTCCGACTCACCATGTGTGGCATATAGAATCCTATTTACTATATATTCTGTCAATCGGAAAACATGATTGGAGCAGTCATACCTCGAGCAATTGATAATGCTGAGTCGTATGATGTAGCTTTTGCTTTAGTTACAACAGTATTACTATTTACTGGATTCTTCAATGTTGTTGCATTCTTTTTTGCTTTAGTTACAACACCTTCATCTGACATTATAGAATCACATCTCATGTATTCTGGTAATAGGTCAACTATATCTCTTAAACGTTGAAGGTTCAGTTTAGAATTATCACCATCTTTATTTAAAAAAATAAAGGTGGAGTTTGTTGTACCAAATATATATGCCCAAGCTAAGAATGCTATAGCTGAAATGGTTTTACCCTGCTGTCTTGGTAGGCATAGCCATGAGTCATAACCTTTCCAGATACAAAAAGCTTGTGCAATATTTCCACGGTTAGCTCTATATGGGACAGCAGTACCACCTTGGTCAGGTATTCTTACGATTTCTCGTAAGAAATACCAAGGGTTTCTAGCACACTCTGTCATTACTCTACTAATCTGATCTCTACTTAATGTTGTATGCCCATCTTTATCACACTGATATGGGTCAATACTAAGGACAGATGGGTCTTTAATCTCTAACATAAATAACGCATTATTAATCCCAACTGTTTGTAAGTCCTTAGCAACTTTTAAGAAACTCTTGTTATTAGTATGAATATCATATAGCTTACCTTTAACTTTAGCTATTCGACTTTTATTCATCATAATATCCTGATATTAATGTGATATTACCAACAATTTTCGATGGATTCAGCGAGCCAGCGGTAATAACCTTTCCCTTAATTTGTATACTATTTTTTACCAATATCGGAGTTGTGAAATTATAAATAAAGAACGTTCTACCTGAATTATTAGTATCTACGGTAAGTATACCTTGAGTGGGTATAAATACTGGATTGATTTCGTGACTAACACCATCTATCACGATATCAAACACTAGTTGTTGTACGCCAGCCATTGATTGGTCCGTAATGATATATATATCACTAACTATTGTAGGCGTATTAACGTCAGTAGTATATAGTGTTTCATAAGTATTGTTTGGTACACTAGTTTTAGTACTCTTAATAGACCCAACAGTAATCTTATTATCTTTGGTTATTACTAACCCTTCACGCATCTTCTGTATTAAACTTTTTACCATGATTATTTCATCCTTTCATATAAAAAAATTAGTTATATTAAAGTCATATATTA